TAATTAATTATTTTTTTTTCTTTCAAAAATGATTCGACAAATTTCGGGAAAAAAAAAAAATTTATTTTTTAAAATTAATGAAAAAAAAAAAAATAAAAAAAAATTTAAAAAAAATTTAAAAAAAAAAAAAGAAAAAAAGAAAAATAAAAACAAAAAAAAAAAAAAAGAATATAAATTATTATATTCACAATCATATTTACTAAATGAGTGATATCCACTTTTGATTTTCTCGTTTTATTATAATTATTAATATTGAATAAAGTTAGAATAAACAGTTGAAATTACATATAAAACATATCATTAAACATATCATTAAACATATAATTGAATATGTATTTAAATATTTATTTTCACATTTATTATAATACGTAATATTTATTAAATCTTGATATGGTAAATCTATAATTTTATTATATAATGGATTTTTTTTATCTAACTTTGCTACAATATGGATAGAATTATTAACATCATATAAATGAAAACTATTATTATATTTTTGTCTAAAAATTTTTCTTTTTCTTTTTCTTTTGAAAAATTTTTGTCGTTGATACTTTTCTTTCGCTGGTCTTTTTTTTAAAATTTGGTCTTCTATTATTTCAAATTCTTTATTATTACTTGAAAAATTTATTATTTCTCCCTTTTCTTCTTTTTTATGCTTTTTAGTTTCTAATATAGGAAATACATTCTTATTACTTGTTTGTGTATTATCTGGTATTTGTAAATATTTTTTTTTTGTATTTTCCGAAATAACAGAAATTGGAGTACTTCCAAAAGTATCACTTTTTTTTACTTTTGGATTTTCAATAGTTTTTTGTTCAATTAATTCCGTAGGATTGGTTGTTATTTTTTTACCTTTACCTTTACCTTTATATAATGAATCTAATTTATTAAAAAAAATAGGATTAATTTGCAATCGTTCTGTTGCCATTATTATTTATAATTCTTTTTTTATTCTTATACTTTTTGGATTATGATATTTTTTGGATCATGATACTTGAAACATTTAATAATTGATCTACTAATTCATCATTTCTATAATCTTCCAAATACTTTATGTTTATTATACCAGCAGATATAATAAATTTAGTACAATTAATACACGGTTTATGTGTTGCATATATTGTACTATTTTCAATTGATACACCTCTTCTTGCTGCATCAGCAATAGCATTTTGTTCCGCATGAATTGTATTCTGTTCATGCCCATCTCTTATAATAGATATGTGAGGAGTTCCTGATGGAAATCCATTATATCCTGCACTAATTATTCTATTATTTTTTACAATAATACTACCAACTTTAAGTCTTTTACTTGGCGAACGTGCAGAAATAAGTAATGCAATACAAGAAAAATATTCATCCCAACTACATCTATCATATTCCCAACTTTTTATTAAAGAAGATAATAAAGATATTTTATTAGATGTCGGATATTTCTTTTTTGGCATTTTAACATTTTTATTTAATTTTTCATTTACTACATCCGATCCAAAATTCATTAAAATATCTATATCAACTAAATCATCATCCGAAGATAATTTATCATCATCAGTATTACTTATTGATAAAGTTTCAATAACATCAGTTAAATTGGTTTCGGTTATTGCATTATTATACTGCTGTTCTTCTAAACATCTTTTTTCACAAGGATGAGTTGGTGTATTGAATATCGAATTTGGGAAATTAACATCACCATCTAATTCTGCTGGTAAACTATCTCCTGTATATATAGAATTCATTATTATTTTATATAATTTCTTATTTTTATATGATTGTTTATATTAAAATAAATTTAGTAAAAATTTTGTTTTAATATAAAATTAATTTCATATTTGAATTTAATATAAATGTATCAAACAATTATTATCAATGTTTTTTTATTATTATTATGCTATCATTGTTTAAAAACATATCTTCGTAAATATATTCGTAATGAAATTATTTGTTTTCAATTATATCGTTCAATTATTTGTACTTTTATAGCATTATACTCTACAATACAAATTTATACAAAATGGGATAAATTTTGGAATTTTCCGATAGAATATGTCGATAAACATACTGAATGGATTAATATTTTAACATTATCGTATTTCATATCAGATATTTTTACAATGATATGTCAAAAAAATAAAAGAATTGACTTATGGATACATCATATCTTTTGTTTAATTTCATTATCATTACATAGTATTTATTATTCCAATCCATGTATTTTACTAAATGGTGTTATTATGGCTGAATTTTTATCAACTGTTAGTGGTTTAGACGCTATATCTAAATATTTTAAATATAATTATATTTTGTGGTGGACTAAATTATATCGTTGTTTTATTATAATATTTATACGTTTTCCTATCTGGATTTCATTAATAAATTTTGTTTTTACCTGTAATATGTATTATATCGCGCAAGTTAATTGTATACTTGGTTCAATTATTATGTGTTCATTAGATATTTATTGGTTAAAATTATGTATTAGAACTTTACGTGCTTAATTTTGAATTTTTTGTAATGCAATTTTTGTTTTTTGAATACATTCTTCTATCTCTTCACTTGATACTGCTAAATTTGGTCGCATTCTAATTGTATTATCGCCAGCACCAAGAGCTAATAATTTTTCTTTTTTTAAAATACTTAAAAATTCATCTCTCTTTTCAGTGTTTTTCATGTCAAATGACATTAATAATCCTAGATTTCTAATATTATTAATTTCGTCGGATTCTATTTGTTTCATACTATTATTCCATTGTTCTCCTCTTTCCATAGCATTTAATTCTAAATCTTCTTCTTTTATTATATCTATTATTTTAGATGAACGTATCATATCAATATGATTACCACCCCATGTTGAACCTAGTCTTCCACTTGTATTAAAACAATGATTTGCTACTTCGTCTAATCGTTTTCCACCAAAAACTCCACATTGCTGAGATTTTTTACCAAAAGATACTAAATCTGGTTCTAAATCATAGTGTTGATAACACCAAGGTTTACCTGTTGTAAAAAACCCTGTTTGTATTTCATCTACTATAAATAAAATATCATTTTCATTGCAAATTCTTTGTAAATTTTGTAAAAAGAATTTTGTAAAATGTCTATCACCACCTTCACACTGCATTGGTTCTATTATCATTCCCGCAATATTCTTTTTATTATTTTTCACATCTTTTTCAATTTCTTTAATTGCAAATTTATCAGAAATTATTTGACTTTCTATTGATAATCCTATTTTGGATGATGCTGTAAATCTTGGCCAATCAAATTTTGTAAAATATTTGATTTTATGTTCTTCTGTATTTGTCAATGACATTGTATATCCGGAACGTCCATGAAAAGCTTTTCTAAAATGAGCAATTGATAATTTATCATTATCATTTCCATTTTTTTGATATTTCCAATCCATAGCAACTTTTAATGCATTTTCTACAGATAATGCTCCTCCATCTATTAAAAATAGATGAGGATGTGTTTCCGGTATAACTTCTTTTTTAAATTTATCAATAAAATTTAAATATTCCTGTGTATAAAAATCACAATTAGCTGGTTTATTAATAAAAATATGAGCATCAACATTATCTTTAAAATGTTTTAATAATTTTGGATGATTCCAACCAATTGGATTACTTCCAAATCCACCATGAAAATCCAAATATTTATTATTATCATTATCATATAAAAATGATTGATATGATTTATTTATATTCCATACAATTGGAAAACTATCAAATAAATATTTTTTATTTGCTAATTCACCAATTGTTGAAATTTTACGCAATATCATATTATGCAACAACTTACCCCTCATTATATATTTATATTACAATTTTATTTTTAAGTAAATATATATTTACTTACAATCCTAAATTATTGAAATATGTTAAATCATTCAATGTATAGTATCGTTTAAAAAACGTTTAAAAAATATCGTTTAAAATTTGAATAATATTTTCTATTTATTAATAAATGTCCTCTATACATTTACGATTATCTTTATTACAAATTTTTTCAAATGATGTATCTAATATTATATTAAAGTATACTATAATAATTTGTCAAAATTGTATGAAAGAAACTAGTTATCAAATTGTTACTTATCGTTATAATAAATGTAATGGATGGCTATGTAAAAAATGTGATACTATTCTTTATCAATCTGATTATGATTTAATTTCTTTTTAATTTTTATTTATTATCTAATTAGAACTAATTTATTTGCTAAGTGTAACTAATTTATTAGTATATAATAACGAATATATGGATAATTTTTTTGAAACAAATGATACAAATACACAGTTAATAAATTTGATAAAAAAACAAAGAAAAGATATAAAAAAAAATGGAAATTATGGAAAATTATCTTTTGAAGATATTAAACGTGTAGACAAATATTTGAATCAAAATATATTCGCTAGTGAAATATGTTGTATATATAGAGGAGAACTTAAAAGAAATTATGCTACAATTTCTTTTAAAGGTAAAAAAGTTTCTGTTCATCGATTACTATATCATAATTATAAATCAGCAATTATCGATGGCGATTATATAACATTTAACTGTGAAAATAGAGGAGTTTGTTGTAATTTAAAACATTTTTCTATGTAAAAAAAAAAAAAATGGACAAGTAGTGAATAAATATATGTATATTATATTATATACAGTTTTTTAAATTTTTTCAAAAAATTTAAAATTTATATTAAAAAAAATTTTTATTAAATTTGAATCAAAATTTTTTAATTTTAATTTTTTAAAAACCATTTTTGGTATTAAATTAGCAAAAATTTCATTTGGATGATAATTTTGACCTATTTTATAAAATCTAGCATTATATTTTGAAATATCTTTTAAATTTATTAAATTTTTTGTTATTTTAAACGTATTATTATTTTTTTTTAAAAATAAATATTTAGATTCATGTATACTATCATCATCGTGATTTAACATTAATATTGGTAATATATAATTATTATTACTTAATTTAAAAATATAATCCAAATCCGGAGCATCCGGATTTGTTATAATATTATTATTAATATTTGATGGTAATTTTAAATTTTTTACATATTCAAAATTCCACTTTAAATATAATTTCTTAAAAATTTCTGGAAATTTCCTTTGATAAATATGAAATTGCTCGTGTAATAATGTTTTCATTAATACTTTTGATGATATATCACCCGTTAAATTTTCTGATATTACGATATAATTATCAATTGTATAAGGAAAACCCCAATCCATATTTTGAGATATTTTTATAAAATTCCAAGTTTTCATTAATGGTATTTTTATATTATTTTTTTTATTAAAATTTGTTATTTCTTTGTTCAAAGAAATTAAACTTTTTTTAATTTTTACTTTCTCACTTTCTTTAAAATCCATTGTATTTTTTTTATATAAATTTTTTGCTTTATTTCGCATCTTATTTATATTTAACGATGAACCAACATATGTTGTACGAGCATAAATTTCATTTTTTCTAAATTTATTTATTTGGGGGAATTTTTTGGAATTTGAAAAAATATTTGATGCTTTTTTAGCTGATAAGAAATTTATTTTTATTTTTGAATCATTAAATCTTTCCACTCTATCATGCATATGTAAAAATATGAGGATACCTAAAATTATTAAAATAATACATATTAATATCGTTTCCAAATTTTTTGAAAGAAACATTCTCTATATATTATTTTAATATTATTTTTTATTCATTTATTCATCATTAAGTCAAAGTTTATTTATTATTTTTATTATAAATTTATTATATAAATAATGAATATTAAAGTAGCTATTATTGGAGGAGGATTTTCTGGAATTTACGCTTTAAAATATTGTATTCAAGAAAATTTAAATTGCCGTTTATTTGAAAGTTCAAATTCAATTGGCGGTGTGTGGAAATATAATAAAAAAAAATCAGGAGGAGTATTAAAAAATACTTATGCTTCTTCATCTTTAATTTTTTTACATCCAACCGACTATCTATTTCCAAATGAAACACCCGAATTTCCACATCACAGTATAATTTATGAACATTTAGTCAATTATGTACAATATTTTGATCTCAATAAACATATACAATTTAATACATTTATTACTAATATTACTAAAAATAAAAACAAATGGATAATTAATTATTTAAAAAATAATTCAAATATTAAAGAATCATTTGATAAAATAATTATTTGTACTGGAATACATCAAAATATTAATATACCAAATGATTTAATTTTTAATAATTTTAATCCAAAAAAAATTGTACACAGTCACTACTATAAAAAAAATAGGCAAAAATTTAAAAACAAAAATATTGTTATTATTGGAGGAGGAGAAACTGCTCATGATATTGCATGCGACTTATCTACAATTTCTAATAAAATTTATATGTCTATTCGTAAAGGACAATGGTTTCAAGGTAAAATTAGTGGACCAAATGAAGCTGCCGATCTATATTTTAATAGATATATGAATTATATTTGGTGTAAACCCTATGCTAAATTAATTGGTTATATAAATGAATTTATGTGGGGAAAAGGAGGAACCGGTGTTAAAGAATGGAAACCAGACTCTATATATGGAAATTCCTTTTTTACAAAAGGTAGAGAATGTCTATTATGGATAGCAAAAGGTAAAATTATACCCTGCGGACAAATTACCAAAATTGAAGATAATAATATTTTTTTTAATGAAAAAGTCGCTAACGCTGATTATATTATATTATGTACTGGATACAATAATCATCATTTAAAAAAACTTTTACCTACTGTTAATTATGACAAAGATAAATATAAATTAATATTTGATCCAGATGATATATCATTATCTTATTGTGGGTTTATTCGACCGTTTCTAACTTCAATGCCATTGGTAGCAGAATTGCAAGCAAGACTTATTAGTTGTGTATATTCAAAAAAAATAAAATTACCTGCAAAAGATATTATTATTAAAACAATACAAAAAGATATTAATTGTCAAAAATCTCGCTTTTCAAATAATTATGATAGACTTAATTATTTAATTAATCCTTATACATATTGCGATCAAATTGCAACATTAATTGGTTGTAAACCAAATATGTTGAAATTATTTTTTACAAATCATTATTTATGGAGAACACTATTTTTTTCACCTTGGTCCCAATTTCATTATACTATTAATTCTAATAATGAAAAAACTAAAAAAATAGCAATTGATAAATTAGACCAAATCAAAAAATCTTTATCTGGACAAAAACTTAAAAAATTAGCTAATATTGGAACTATTTTTATTGTAATTGTTTTATTAATTATTATTAGTATCATTATCGGAATCATATTTGGATTTGTACAAGGAATTAAAAAAATATCCCCATATATTGCTCATATATTTTCTATATTACTCTTATTAATTATACCAATTTAAGCCAGAAATAACTTTGCTGTAAAATTTTTACTATAATTATTAATTATCATTAATATATTAAATGGTGTAATTATTGGAAATAAATAAAATATAAATGATATTATTGCCAAAAAAATACATATCGTAAACATTGTTTGCCATCGAAATGGAAAAAGATAATCATCATTAGTTCCCCCAAGATAATTTGTTAATATTATGAGAATACATCTACCAAATATAATCCACGATATCATAATAAAAATATAAAATATTGATATATAAATTTGTAATTGATATGGTAAAAAAAAACCAAATGATATAATTAAAAATATTCCAATTATATGAAGAATATGTATTAGACAAATTAAATATTTATATTTTTTATACGGGTTTTCTAAATTTTGTGGTAAAATATTTTTTATAAATAGTTGAATATAATGTTTAAAATAATCTTCAATCGGTTCTAATATTGGTGATAAATCTTTTTCTAAATGATTACTAATTTTTTTTACAAGTTTTACAGATGTTTTTATATATGAATCAACAATATTATCACTTTTTTTATCTTTATCCATTTTAGATATTTTTATATTTGAATCAACAATATTATCACTTTTTTTATCTTTATCCATTTTAGATATTTTTATATTTGAATCAACAATATTATCACTTTTTTTATCTTTATCCATTTTAGATATTTTTATATTTGAATCAATAATATTATCACTTTTTTTATCTTTATCCATTTTAGATATTTTTATATTTGAATCAATAATATTATCACTTTTTTTATCTTTATCCATTTAATATAATAATTATTATTATATAAATTTTATTAATTATTAACTATATAATGGTACAAAAACAAAAATATATTTTAGATATTTTAAATACATTGTTATCAAATGATATTTTGAATATAATTTATCAATATTTATTTCATAAATGTTTTTTTTGTAAACATCTTACAAAAACATTTTGTATTTATTGTAGAAAATCCATTTGTGGTTTCTATTATCATTTTATAGATAATGGAATATGTGAAATGTGTTTGGTTGGATATATAAATTAAAATAAAAAAATTTCAAATTTTTTTGTTATAAATTTAATTAATTATAAACTAAATAATGGTTAAAAAACAAAAAAAAATTTCAGATATCTTTAATACATCGTTATCAAATGATATTTTGGATATAATTTATCAATATATATTTTATAAATGCCATTTATGTAAATATTTTACTAAATTTTTTTGTGGCTATTGTAGAAAATCAGTTTGTAATAAGCATTATCATTTTATTGCATCGTTAAATCTTAGAATATGTAATTTGTGTCTGGCTAGTTGGAAGATTAAATAAATTTATATTAAAATTGAATTTTTCGAATATTATAAAAATAATATTAAAAATTATTATAAAAATGTCTTGGAAACAAAAAGATAGTTGTTATTTTAAATGTGATTCCAATTTTGAATTTAAAAAAGGGATTGCCGCTTTTGATTTTGATGACACATTATTCACTTCATTACATGGTAATAAATTTCCACTTGACGAAAATGATTTAAAACTATTAGATACTAAAATGCTTGAAAATATTTCAAAATTAAAAGACAAATATTGTATTGTTATTATTAGTAATCAAGGAGGTATTTCAAAAGGAAAAATTACATTGGAAAGTGCTCAAAAAAAACTTGACAAAGGAGCTAAAATATTACGAAATTTCGGTATTCCTGTAATTATTATATTTTCTACTCAATATGATAATTATAGAAAACCACATAGAAATATGTGGAGAGAATTATTAAATCTAAGCTCAAAACATTCCTGTAATTATTTAGATATTAATCCATTAGAAATAAAAGAAAATTTACCATTTATTTATGTTGGTGATGCAGCTGGAAGAATTAAAACAAAAGGTTATAAAAAAGATTTTTCCACTGGAGATAGAATGTTAGCTTATAATATTAGAGCACAATTCTTTACACCTGAAATTTTTATGAATAATTCTATACAACCACGAAAATGGATATGGGGAACACAAATTTATCCAATTGATAAATGGTATACTAATTTTATAAATGAAAAACATACTGAAATACCATTTATTCCACATAATTTACCCGAAATCATTATTATGACTGGTTATCAAGGATCTGGAAAAAGTTCATATTCAAAATATATTAAAAAAATTAATAATTACAAAATTATTAATAGAGATACACTTGGAACAATTGCAAAATGTGAAAAAAAAACAATAAAATATTTAAAAAAACATAAATCAGTTATTATAGATAATACTAATCCAAGTTCTAAAAGTAGAGCAAATTTTATTAAAATTGCTAAATCATTAAATATTTATATTCGTTCTATATGGATTTC